ATCCAGACATAAAACCAACCACATACCGTTTTATTCGTTCCTACCCGCGCTACAATGTTGATCGGATTATTACCAGTCATTATTTACCCGTTCACCTTTTCAGCTAGTGATTATTCCGATGCATACTTTGGTATCTCCCGGTTTGTATCTGTGTACTTACTGTGCCATGCTGATGATGAGGAAAACGTTGTTAGCGCAACCCGGCAGTTGTTGGTTGAACATGATGAACTCTCCGTTGAGTGTTTAGAATTCACACACCTGCCGAAGCAACACCACATGACTACTGGTGTTGATGAGGTCATTGTGATTGATAACACAGTGACCATTGAGGGTGATGTGGGCCCTGTACCAGCTGTAGCTGAAGAAATAACCGACGTGCGTGACGTGGTTGTTTATGTACCAGTGGAGATTCCCGCTGGAAATCCACCCGTTGTGGGTGATGCCCAAGAGAACCTTGGATGTAATGACGCTGCTAGTCGCAACTACACCATCTGTCAGGATGTGGTAGAGGTGAAGAATCATCGGCGTGTCCACAAACATATGCAAGAGGCGTATGTTTACTCTGTAGTTGCGGAGATTAAGAATCGACTGGGAGTACCCAAGCACAATGCTGCGAATTTGTTGGCAGTCCGCCGTATGGCTAATCAGATAATGGTTAAGCATGGGGTGAGACCGACGCACATCAGACGTAGCATTGAGTTGGTGATTGCAGGGGTGTTTATCCCGGACGATCACGACATTTTGGGTGCCAAGGTGCGTGCAAGTAACATTGTACGTGCTCGTGTAGTGGATTACGAAAACGCAGCGCCACGTTCTTTCTGGCAAAGAATGTGGTTGTCCTTTTCCCGCGGAGAGATCCGTGAAGAAAAGGTCTGAGGAGGCCTTGGCGTTGCCTACGGGGGTTCACACAAGAGCAATCTTGTTGAGCCTAGGCTCACCGTAGACAGACACGCTAAGGAAGTAGCCAAAACCCGCAAGTTGTTCTCTATTAAGGAGCTATCTCCCAACTTGGATCTCGGGGTCAATAATGCAGATATTAACACACTGGAGTGCGCGATGTTGACGCGTATGTACTACTGCAAGGTTGGTGACAACTTTGTGGCTCCGCCACTAGTGGATAAGGATCTATTCACTAGAAGGCTCCAAGCTTTCAAAAGCAAATTGCTTGAGAAATTGGTTGAAACCACCCCTTTAACGTATCAGCAAACTGTTGATACGTATGTGGGTCGCAGAAACACGATTTATCGCAATGCGCTTCAAAAGCTGGAGCGACTTGGTCTTTCACGTAGCGATGCTCACTCCATCGCGTTCGTGAAGATGGAACTCGTCAATCCGGAGAAGGCGCCTCGGTGTATTCAACCACGAGATCCTGCTTATAACCTGAGTTTGGGACGTTACATTAAAGCCTGTGAACATAACATCTATGATGCTATTAAGCGGGTATTTGGTGACGGACCAACGGTTATGAAGGGGTTTAACGTTGAGGACATCGG